CTCTTTTTTTATATCATGGCATAAATTGCATTTGGTCATCATCATGCCATTGCCAAGATATTCACCTGTTCCACCACATCTATAACATACCATTCTGCTGTCCTTAGCGTATTAAATTATTGAAATAGTAGCATAACAATTTTGCGTCATAAAGTAATAAAAGCTAATAATGTAAAATGTAATTGACATATGTTATATTTGTTTGCATAATAGCTATTCAAGGATTGAAATTACATTTAACCGCCAAGAGGAAATTATGAAAACACTAAACGAAATAACATTGTACGATTTGATGGCCGAAGACTTAACCGTCTCAGTTAAGAAAGATGATTCATTCGGATTTGATGTTGAAATTGATAATGATAATTTTGATGTCATTATTGAAGAGAAACGAATTCATCCTTGTGCGATGGAAAGTTTTGCAAGTTTTTGCCGATACTTTTTACACGGATATGAGAAGGCTCAAAAGGAGTTGGCAATATGATGAAATATCAAATATACGAACGAACCATAGGGGCTTAATCATGATTGAACAATACAGTTATTATAAGTTTGAAACTGATTATGATATAAAAAAAGGATTCTTTTATAAGATTCATGGATTGCCTTGTTTGCCCTATGATGACGGTAAGATTGAGTCAAGTGATTATTTTGATTCTCAAGCAGAGGCTAGATTTTCAGCAATAAGTCATATCGACTTGTTGGAAAACGGAGAAGGATAATGGACTATATCAAAGTTATTATGCCTGTTATTTGGCAAATTATAGAGAAGAAAAAACGCTGTGCTGTTAACATTAGTACTGTTAATGACAAATTGACTGTGAATATTTTATTTGGGAGACGACGTAAGATTTTTTCTCATTCCGATAACAATGTTCTTTTGTCTCAATTGCAAGGATTTTTAGCAGCTTAAATTATTAATACCGTTTGTTGTTCTTCAGCAAGCGGTACTTTTTTTCCGTTAGCATAATTGGGATAGCCAGATTTCTTCCATACTTTGATATGAGTATCCAGTGCTTTGCCTGATAATTTACCTTCACGCATATCCTGTTTATCTTCTTGACTCATTAAGCGAGTAGTCACAAGACTTGCATCAACATTCAATCGTTTTGCAAGTCTCTTGATTATCTCCTTACATTCTATATCTGTTATGGGCTTAAACATGAAAATTCTACAATCCTTTGTGGTTTTTCATCCGTAGAACTTAAATACTGAAACGATGGTGCGTGATACCAGAATGATAAGGTTCCTTCCCAATCTCCATCACGTTGCTTATCGCAAGACCATAAACAATCTGGCATTGATAGCTTTTCTTCCTCTTTCGGCGATAAAGGCAAATTTTGTTTTATTTTATTAGTAACCGCTTCTTTTTCTTTGTTACGCCATACAGTGAATGTATTGTCTGCCACGTCTGTTATATCACCACTTCCTTTGACATCAATTTTGCCGGGTGAGCGGGTTTCATCGATTCCCTTCCTTGGATGTACTACAAGATGAACATGGCAATCATAATTGTTTTTAAAGTCACACAGTTTATTCATAAAACTTTTTTGTCCTTTGTAATCATCATTGGCGATATCAAGCTTCGCGAATGAATCAATAACAAAAGTATCAATTCCATAGCGTTGTCGCGCATAGGTAAACACTTCAATCAAGCGTTCAGTGTTCGCCGTCCCTGTTAAATCTATTACCCACAACTTGTCATTAAACCACTCACTTATACAGTCAATATATTCTTCACTTGGTTCTTTCATACCTGTTGCCTGCAATGTTAAGCGAGTTAAAAGAACCACAGGTTTTAATTCAAAGCTTGCAATACAAACACGAGCGCCTTGTTTCATAAGGCCCAACATTAAGTGTCCAATGAACTGAGTTTTACCGTGTCCATTAATTCCCGTCCACACTGAAAGCGCACTTGGGCGAAATCGTATTTTATCTTTTGATTTTGGCCATGGAGACTCATAACCTGGGTAAATTCCATCCGGCGGGCGGATCCTGTCTTTAATACCTTGAGGATATTCGCTTCCTCTTCGCAATTCCTGCGGATCAATACTTACAGCAGCCTTCACGCATTCATGAATGTCTGTGGCATCAAATCCATTTTGAAGCGCTTCATTAGCATCTTTCATTGGGAGGGTCATTGCCCTACACCGGACATTACCAAGTCGCGCTATGATGTTTTTACGGGCTTCCTGACCGGCTTTATCATCATCCATACAAACATAGATAACATCAAATGCAGCGAGTCTGTCGAAATCATTTTCAATCCATTCATTTTTACTGCCACTACCAGCTCCGAAGGGTACAGAAAGGGCAGGAATTCCGTATTGATACAAGGTCATCGCATCAATCTCGCCTTCACAGATAACTACTTCTCTTGCCTTCGCAGGGATTGTATTCCAACCAAAGAGACACGCTTCACAGTCTTTTTCAGTTCTTATCTGCTTTTTTCCCTCTGGTCTATCAAGATTTAAATATTTAATATTTATTAATTTGCCATCCCGAATATAGGGAAAAACAATTTGGTTATTATCTTCGGTTATTTCAAAAGTTCTGAGTGTTTCTTTGGTTAGAAATCTTTCGTTGATTAAGTAATCAAAAACTTTTGAGCCATCTTTTTGCACAGCAGTCGGCTTCGATAAAGGTACTTTATATCTCATCTTTGTCTTTTCGCGCAGGATATCGGTTATACCTAAATAAGCCTTCACCGCTTTCATGGCCTCACCTATCGACACATTTTCTTTTCTTGCCCATAGATCCAGAAGGTCGCCTCTTTCCCCTGTTGCAAAATCACACCATATACCAGCCTTCGCTCCTTTCAAGTGGATATTCAGGGAGCTTCCTTTTTCACCTTGAATACTGCCAACGCTCCATTCTTTCCCGACCTTTTTTCCCGACGGGAAAAGGATGCGAGCAAAGTCTTCTGTTGTTCTTGCCATTATTTCTGATAATTCTTTAGCTGTTATCATGTTTTATTCCCATACTATGTCATTACCGTTGGTGTCTTTAATTCCAGTTCCCTGAGATGGACTGCCACTACGTATAGTATTAGTATTTTCAAAATATTTAACTTCAAGAGATTGCCAGTTAGCCGTAACCATTGTTTCAAACGCATCAATGGCATTAATACCAAGCTTACTTTGAATGAGGATTAAGTTTTTATTTATTTTATTCCAATCTGTAACTGTTACCTTGTTTCTCTTGGCTTTTCTTTTCTCTAACCAGTCCTCTAATGTTTCCTGTTCTATTTTATGTGGATTGTCTGCCAGCAATTCATTAATTCCTAAGGATGTCTTTCTTGTTTTAGTGTTTTTTTGTACAAAAATATTTTGACCATCATGAACCTCGATAGAGGTGCTGTGCTTAGTATCTGGTTTTTCATCTGTGTTTATATCTGGTATAGGTCTCGGATTTTTTAGAAAAGCATCTCTGAAATTTTCGAACAGCATTTCGGAATTTTCCGAGATGGTCGGATGGAGCAGCTTCATATCGGAATTTTCCGAGATGGATTCCCATAATGTTGTAATAAATGTTTCTTCTTGTAATTCAGGATAGAGCCGGTAAGCTTTTGCGGTTAATGCGTACCACTTGGTGCGGTCGTATTTATGTTTGTTGTAATTCCCTGCGACAATAAGTCCTAAGCGCTTGCATTTGGCTATAAGGTGTTCTATTTGATGACGTGTCCAGTATGGGAAAATAAGACAAAATGCTGGCACACTGTTGTATGTCCAACATAAGCCATCGTGAATGTTTTTCTTATTTGCAAGGTTGGTAAGAGTCCAGAACTTAAAATTATGTAGAAGTGTTGCAATATCTAAATCAAATTCTTTAGCAACATTTGTATTAAATGAGTGTTCCATAGTATAATGTCTCCGTTGGCTGGATTTTAGGACGTAAAAAAAGCCCAGCTTGCCCAAGGTAAGCCAAAGCCCTTGGACGGTTAATGTTGTTAGTACAGTTTGAATTTCATCTTGGCGGAGTCGATTCAAACCTTATTATTTTCAAAGTTGTGAAGGCAGGAAGCCTTTAAAACTTCCTAAATATCATATCACCCAATCCCCGAAATGCATATCTGAAAAAACAAATTTAATCTTTTTTGGTCATAATAAACTCAATCGAATCAATAATTTGTTCAGATAGCGTTTCAATTAACTCTTTTGTTAAAGGCTTATCGACATAACATGATAAATTATTGCGGATTAGCGGAGCTAACGTTGCCAGCAGTTCTTCAGTCATTTTCGTCCTTAATGTGATGTTTTATCGTCAGCCTGAGCGGCTTCAATCAGTGTCCATAACTGTAATGACTTTTCTTTGATATGATCCAACACGTCATTCATTAACTCAAGGCGTTTCTTTATGCCCACCTCTGGCCTTAATGCCTTAGCGGTTAGATTAACAATAATATTGGTCGAAACCATAATGATTACTTCTTTAGCCGGTATCTTTTGTGGTGTAAAAATCCCCTCTTCATAGCCTTGGCCTATCATGTTTTCGACGTCATTAATAATGCTCACCATGTATTTTTCTAACTTAGTTTTCGCTTTGCGGCCTACACAATAATAAACTGGCTCAGTCATGTTCCCTCACTTAATTAGCGATCTCTATTTAATCATGACGTGGTAATTTCTTGTCATCTCGTCAGCATCTTTAAATAACGCAGTGTGCCTTTCTGCGTCCTTTTTTCGCTTGTAAGTTGTGCCGCATAGGCATAAATATTTACTCATTTAATCCCCACAAATCATCGATTTTAATTGCTCTTTCGCATAGCCTAAACGGTGCGTTCCTTGGTCTAAATCAACAATGATTCTTTCCTTCCAAGCGAGATACCAATCACCAATTTCATAGCAAATAAAATCGATTTGTTCCGGTGTAAATGAATCTTGTATAGCCTTAATTCGTTCATACCTTTCTTTAATGTCTGGGCAACCCTGCTCTATTGTCTCTATGGATATTAGCCACCCTTCTACGGTTTCCTGTACTACATCATCTTTGTCATCTTCACCAGCATCTTTAATTAATTTTTTCATGGATTTATACCATGCGAAAAGACCATCATTCATACGACTTTACCTATATCAAATAACGTTGGTTCCATGCCTTGATTCAAGGCTCCAAATATCAAAAATTCCAAGCAATAAACCTTCACTTTTCGCGGGCATGTTGCTCTAATTTTTCGTTTCTTTTCACTGACCCACATATCACGTTTACAGTGCGGGCAAATTTCTTTTATACAGGGTGATTGGTCGCTCGGGTGCTCGTGGTGCGCCTCTACGGGAATACATCCCACATAAATAAATTTATCCGTTTTCATCTTCATTGGCTTGCTGATGTCATTATCCTTTAAACTCCTCTACTTCTGTTAAAAACTGTCCCTTTAAATAAGCGTCAATCAACATCAATCCATAAGCCGCCTGAGCTTGATTAAAACCTTCCTCTTCCTGGATAATGGATTTAAGCTGTTGAATAAAGTAAAGTGATTTTGATCCGCATTCCAGTGCTTTTGATTTAGTTGTTTTATTAAGCATTAAACATCCTTTTAAAAAAGCGCATAGAGGAATGCGACAAGCGCTATAATTCCATTAATCCAATCAAGATTAATTGCATACAATCCAATCAGTAAAGCTATTATCCATTTTGAACTGCTTTTGGCCTCTGTTTTAATTTCTGATAAGCATCTGAGTAATCCTTCATTGGTGTTCTTTAAGAGGGCTATATCCATTTGTTCCTGCGTATATGTAATCTGTATATCTGATTTTTTCCCTTCAATCATGTTTGCTCGCCATTAATTTTCCAGCAGTAATTACCTGCAATTCACATTGCTTGGAGAAAGGTATTTTATCGTTCTTTTTCCATAATGATACATATTGTCGGCTTACATCAAGTGCTCTGGCAATCGCCGACATATTGTAATCATAATAAATCATAACTTCGCTTAACTTCATAAAGTCTCAAATTAAAGTAATAAGTATTGACAAATGATATTGCATATGTCATTATAAGTCAATGCCAATGAATGGCCACTAAGGAATAGTTATGAACAGGGACTTTTTTTTAAATATAGATGATAAATTTAAATATAGAGGATAATTATGATTACAGAACAACAACGTACAGAACGTAAGCTTGGCATCGGTGGAAGCGATATGCCTGTCATTCTTGGTTTATCCAGTTACAAAACCCCATATCAATTATACCTTGAGAAGATTGGTGAATCTCTATTAGACGATGAGTTAACACCATTCCAATATTGGGGTAATAAACTGGAGCAGGTTATTCGCGATGAATTTGCAAAGCGCAATAATGTCGTTATTGAACAACCTGATACCATTATTCATCCATTTCATGATTTTATGCGAGGTAATGTTGACGGCTTTATTCCTTCATTAAACGCAGTTCTTGAAGTTAAAAGCTCTGCGGGCTTTATGGCTCACGAATGGGGCGAAGATGGCTCAGATACAATCCCCATGCAATATCTGGTACAGGTTGCGCATTATTGCTCGGTGCTTGATGCGGACTTTGCCTGCATTGCAGTATTAATTGGTGGTAATGATTACCGCGAATTCAAATACACACGAAATTTTGAGCTTGAGGCAACAATTATCGATGCGGCTAAAAAGTTCTGGCACTGTGTTCAAACCCGCACACCGCCAGAACCTGTAAATCAAATTGATTTACGCCTTATGTACCCAAAGCATGATCCCGATAAAATAAAAACAATTGCACCAGAGGTCGCGGAACAATTAACAACGCTTGCGGAAACAAAGATTAAAATCAAACAACTTAGTGAGATAGAAGAGAAGTATAAATTTAACATCATGCAATTTATGAAGGATGCTGAGTGCCTCACAGACCAATCAGGACGACCCATTGTTACGTGGAAGGCAAATAAACGTGGAAGCCGAACCTTCTTGATGAAAGGAGTGAACTAACATGAGCGCAATCATACAATTTAAGCCCGCAGTTATTGACATGTGGAATGATGATAAAAAACTTGAAGAGATTCGGCGGATGGTTTCGCCGAGTGCTCCACTCACAGACCTTGAGTTTTCATTTTTAATTCAATTGGGGAAAGCCACACAGCTTAATCCGTTTATGAGGGAAATATGGGTTGTTAAATATAGTTCTAAAGCAGCAGCACAAATATTTATAGGACGTGACGGCTATAGAATTGCAGCGTCCAGACATCCAATGTACTTGCGTCATCAAGTAGAAGCTGTTTATTCAAAAGATGAGTTCAAAGTAATGAATAGTGACATTATTCATTCTTTTGGTTTAGCAGATAGAGGCGAGTTAATCAGTGCTTACTGTAAAGTATATCTTAAAGGTCAATTAGGTTATTCATATGTTTATGTCACCATGAAAGAATATGGATTAAATCAAAGTTTGTGGAAGGAAAAACCTGAAACCATGATTAAGAAAGTCGCTGAGGCTCAAGCATTACGACAAGCTTTCCCAGAGTTTTTTGCCGGTACTTATTCTGATGTCGAACTGCCGGAACAAGAGAAACCAACGCTTAAAATAATTGGTGGCAATACCCAGACGGAAAAGCTTAACCGTTTGTTAAATAACCAATCTGTTGATATGGAAACCGGTGAGGTTATTGAGAAAACAGAGCAAATAAACAGCGCGGGCAACCCTGATATTCAGGCAAGTGAAGCACAGGTACAACGAATTAAATCATTGCTTAAGGAAACAGACTTAAGTCGAGAAAGAATTGAAAAAGCATTCAGTCACTACGAGATTGAGCAACTTGAGCAATTGAATGACGCTCAGGCACGCAAGTTTATATTTCAATTGGAGAGGGTCTAATCATGGAAAATATGGCATTCAGTTTTGAAGGATTTCCTGACCATATGGAAGAAAAAAAGAACAGAAAACTAGCCACTTTAGAGTGGCTTCAAAAAGAGAAAATACCCTATACATCACATAATAATGGCATTCATTTAAAGATAACCATGAATGGTAAAACAATTGATTTTTGGCCAACAACAGGCTGTATAAAGGTCAATAATAGCTACTTATTAAAAGATCTTAATTATTTAAAGAACTTTAAAACCACCAAGGAAAAAGAATGATAAATGAGGCGATACTGGTAGGGCGTGTTGGAAAAAAGGACACAAAAACCATGAAAAACGGCAGTGAAATAACTGTTCTTTCGCTTGCTACTACCAGCAAACACAAAGATGCCTCGGGAGAAAAGCAGAAATATACAACATGGCATCATATCAATTGTTTCAGTAAGCTTGCGGAAATTGCCTCAAAATATGTTCATGTAGGAGATGTCGTCTACATAAGAGGCACAATTTATAATCGTAAAATCGAAACGGGAGAACGTGCCGGTCAGCATATTTATTCGGTGACCGCTCAGGATATAAAATTTCTCCCAGGGGGTACATCGCGGAGTTCAGAACATAAATCTGTTGAGAAAAAAGCCGCAGTAAGTAATCATTCTTATGAGGAATTTGACGATCAAGTCCCTTTTTAGAGAATATAGTATAGAATGCGCCGCATTGGAATTTAATTGACAGGGAAGGTTTTGTTAATAATAAAGATGCGGGTATTTTACGATGCGATATGTTTCAGTAATAACAGCGGTTCCTTTGTTGGCTCTCATGATAACAGGTCATGCCGGACTAGTTGCTCCTACAGCACACAGTCGTGCTAATTGCGCAGGATTTAATGAATCAATTACATGGCATCTTGGTCATTCTTATTGGTGGCGCGTTGAAAGTCATCATTTTCTTTCCTTAGGTGATAAAAGGCCTCATCACATATTGAATACAGGTAAAGTTTTTACTTGGAGAGCAGCGGCTTATCATGGTAAAGAGGGATGGCAAAGTCGCGGCGATCACTGGTATGTAGCAGGCTATCATTTCTTTTATCCTCATGGGCGAGAAGTTTTGGACGCGACGACTATGGCTGTTGATTGCGGGCTTAATGGTGGTTGGTGGGATCATTAACAATTAAAAGGGAAAATATGAATAAGAAATTAATTGCAGTAACGCTTTTGCCGGTTTTTTGTGCCTATGCCGGTGAAAATACTGGTCCAGAAGATATTGCTAAAGCGGCTAAAGCGCGCGAGGAATGGACGAAAGAACATTTTGCTAAACAGGGTTCTCCAGTACCTGATGGCGGAGTCACTGTCATTCCAGAGCGACGTATGCTCCTGGGTGATGAAACTAAAAAAAGGCGTATCAAAGAACATTCAGACATCATGAAATATGGCTACATTAACCAGGCATTGCCCCAAACCCAGTCTTTGTTGAACTTTAAAGAAATTGCAAAGAATAAGTTTACTAAGACAAACGGAAGCAATGAAGAGGGTTTACGCCATAAGATTGAAGAAATCGAAATGGCCTATCCATTTAAAGGTGTTCCTGTCCACGATATTACAACAATGCTTGGTGTTGCTCCTTCCGTTAATTATGTAGAAGGGCAGGGATGGTCTGGGGCCATGCAGTATTTTCAAAAAGATGGATTGGGGATTTGCAGTTATCGTGAGAATAATTTGAAATTCAGTCATGGTGCGGCAATTATTCCAGAGGAAGATGTAACAACCGAGGTTAATGGTAAAGTGACCGTTAAGACCATTACCGGTAAGGAAAATTCAGGTTTTTTGTACGAGGTTGATTGGTACGACACAAACTATTTTCGTGAATTAAAATGTGCAGATTCTTCTTATTCTCTTGATAAGATGAGCAGTCTTTTAGAGCTGGCCCGCATCATCGATAATAACGGATAAGGTGATAATTATCTTATTGTCTTTAGAATTATTTCTCTTGATAGCCAGAAAATCTATCTGGCTGTCATCTTCATAAATACCCGCATACTGGAGTGAATCCTGCACCGCTTTTATGAGGTTATCCAAATCTCTGCGCCTCCTGTCAGGAGGATAGGCTTCGATAATCAGGGATAACCGCGCTAAACGCTCAAAAACACCCCTGTATGGCGCGCAAATAGAATAGAGGCTATTTCGGTATGCCTGACCTTCAGAACTCACGTAATAACGGCTTCCATTGCGTCGCCAATAATGGTTCACACTGGGTGGCCACGGCAACTCTATGACCATGAGGCTCTTTCTAACCATCCGTTTAAGAATTTCTTAAGATGTGGTTTATTTATGACCAGATATTCATAGAATATTTTTGCTTCTGTGATTAGCGCTTTCATCAGCTCTTCTTCACCGCAATGAATACATTCCTCGTTAATAGCTGCTATGGTATGAGCACCAATAATGCCATCAACAGGTAAATGATTATAGCCAAAATATCCCAAACGTCCCAGAGCACGTTGAACTAGCACGTGTGCTTCGTGTGCGCCCATATTAACTGCCATATCGAATATCTTTGTGGCAATCGGCAGCGAATTAATGGCATTGTAATTGTACTTATCCCAATAGAACTTTTTATAGAAAACTTCTGCTTCATTTCGTGTTAAATCCTTAACATTAATCGGCAGTTTTAACATTTTTCCATAAGTGAGTAAATCACTTTGTGTTATACCAAAGTTGGTTTCACCACCTGAGTCATCAGGATCGTTTGAATAACCGCCTTCATGAGAAAGAATGATATTAACCGCATAATCAAATCGTTCCTGTGGTATTACAGGGTCATTAGTCATCACAATCCTTTGTTAAATTCATACGACGGTAAACCCTGAATATTGCGTTTGTCCCGCATAACCAAAATTATCCCAGCGAATCTGTTTACTGTCCGCCACTACGGTTCCAGCAGCAACATCAGCTCCTGATGCCATAAAGGCAACATAAGGGTTATTCCCTGCTGTAGCTCGTACCTTCGCTGAATTAACGCGAACCTGGCCCACATAGCTTGATGTCGCATTAAGATAAATACCATATTGGGCTATATTCGCATCGTTGTTGTACATTTGAAGCTGGTTAAACTCCATGCCTGTGATGCCATAACATTGCAGGCTCATTCCTGTATTATTTTCAAAACACAGGCTATTGGCTAAAATATTTGAACCTAATCCAGCGCCACCTTCAATATAAAGCCCACGATTTTTGTTGACAACGAAGGCTGAATTATCAAATTGAAGCATTTGTCCACGCCAATACATACCACCACCAACGGCTCCTGCCACTGTTCCGCAACCTTGAATTGTTGTGTCTCTGATACTGATAAAAGAGGTTTCATTGTTTCCCGTGGCAACAGAGGTAATGATTCCCCACTGTGAACAATTTTGAATAATGCTATTTTCAAAAATAAGATGGTTGCAAGCATCGTTATCTCCAGGGTTTCCTGAGTTGATGATATTAAATCCATCGGTGAACCCTTGGACAATTAAGGAATTATATCGTTGATTATAAAGTCCTTGAAGCTGAAGTCCGACACTTCCTGCCTGATTATTTCCGTTTAAGCTCATAAAGGACAATTCACCACCCATCATGAATTTTAAAGGGCCTGGCTGTGTGTATTTAAAAAGAATAACATTTGGAGCCACCGCATTAATATTGGTGCGAAGCATTCCATCACCATAGATATAATTGCCTTTATTAAATACGGAACCTGAATCAAACGGCATTATCAGTGAGGAGCTGACATTATAAGTACCCGATGGAATATATAGAGGCTCGTTATCAGTATAAGCATCATCGATCGCGGTCTGTAAGGCAGCTGTGTCATCGGCTAATCCATCCCCAATTGCCCCAATGTCTTTTGCGTTAATCGTCATGAGAATCCCTATGATTTATATTCGATAATAACGACCAGTCCTACGGCTCCTGCACCTCCGGCTGTATTGGATGTCGTAGCTCCCGCTCCCGCGCCACCAGAGCCATATACAGTACCGGCTGTACCTGTGGCACTCGTATTAACACCTACTACGCCTCCGCCCCAGAACGAGCTGCCGCCATTACCGGAACATAAAATTGTACTTACACCATTTGCTACGGCCATGCCTCCACCGCCACCCGTAATATTAATGGAACCTCCAGAGCCTGCTGTACCGCCAGCACCCCCCAATCTTGTAGAGCATGCAGCAGTAGTGCTTATACTTCCCGAGCCACCTGAACCGCCATTTGCCGTAACCACAGCACCTACAGAACTTGTATTTCCATTAGATCCATTATTATTACCAGCCGTGCCTCCAGCACCAGCTGCACCAACAGTTACTGTAGCGCCGGAAATTGTAGCAACGGCTACACCATATAAAATTGATGTGCTTCCCGAACCTCCTCCACCGCCTGCTCCTGCCTGAGGTGCGCTTCCACCAGCAGCTCCACCACCACCGCCTCCTGAGCCTGTAACATAAACGTCACAGAAAATAGTTCCAGCGCTTGGAGTATAAGTTGAGGTTCCGGCTGCGAAAAAGGTTTGAGCTGAAATTGCTACTACACCGACAACCGTTGCCGTATAGCTGGAGTTCCAACTTGCAGCCGTTGTTCCTGAAGTTAAAATACAGGTCACGACTGCTTGAGTTCCCGCTGCCATCACTGTAATGGTATTACCACCAGAGGAGGTTATAGTTACAGCACCAGTTGAATTATTGACTATCAGCCATGATTGTCCCAACACCAAAGTGGAAGTGACCGGCATTTGTACGGTTTGAGTAGTGCTTCCTGTGAAGAATTGCTGATAGGCGCTTGAGACAGTTAAAGTCGTCGTTCCCGCAGCCGTAGCTGTAGTAGCATAAGCGTCAATGAGGTTATTCGCAGATAAGTTCTTATTGGCATCCCATCCGGCAAAGGCGGTCGCTGTTGGAGAAATAGTAACTGAAGTTACTCCAGTCCCCCCGTCAACTATAGGCAACGGGGTCGTGGAGTTAGCATTAATTGCGTTATTCGTAGCCATATTAATCCCTTAATTAAACTATAGTAAAATTACCTACAGACGATACAACTACCCAGATTGTATTCGCTGTGATACATCGCAATTTAATGCAATCATATTGAAGGGTAGAGGCAACAGAGCCACCAGTACCACTTGTGCTTGCTATATTACCAAAGTGAATTTGCTGTCCTGAGGCTTGAGCAATCGTATAAAGTCCAGATCCTTTTCCATTGATTTCAACCTGGTCGCCAATGGCCGAAGTTGCAGGTAATGTAAATGTGATTAATGAAGCACCCGCATCAGATGTATATCCTGTATTGACTGCCATGGTTACAGGTGTTGTTGTCTGGTCAACCCATCCTGAGCTTCCTGAGCCTGAAATAGTAATGGATCCTGCTCCATTAACAATGGAAATCCCAGCACCCGCTGTCAATGTTGCTGCTACTGGATTAAACCCTGTAGAACCGATAAATGTTTGACCATTCAGTGTGAGTTCAGGGGTATTGGTAGCGTTATTTGTAGCCATTTTATGATGTCCTTATACTATGGTTAAATTGCCAATGGAGCTAATTACATTCCATGTAGTGTTTGCTGTGACACAAAGAAGTCTTACGTAGTCATTTTTATTGGATGAGGATAAACTTCCTCCTGCACCGGTCGTAGTTGTTAAGCTTCCAAAGTTAATGGATTGACCTGCGTTTTGTGCCAATGTCCAACCACCTGATGAAAAGCCGGATATTTGAATGACAGTCCCAAAAGCGGCAGTTAAGGGAAGGGTGTAAGTAATAAGACTTGCGCCGTTATTGCTGAGATAATTTAAGTTAGCAACCAGATTCTGCGGACTTGAGGTAACGTTTATCCAGTTGCTTTGTGGATTAATACACTCAGTCCAAACCGCGGTCGAGGCCGTTCCTGATGTGGTGCAGACCCAGAGAATTAAGTCAACGGTGTCCCAGAGAAGCTGGTAGGTAGTTCCTGCCACAAATCCATTCGGATTGCCTGGGTAGGATAAGATTATATTGGACTGAAACAGATTATAAACCTGTTGCAGGCTTTCCTGCACTGAAAGTCCAAGATTAGATGGGCTTATATAGCCCTGAACCGCGCAAATGATATCAGACATAGCCGCATTTGATACCGTTGGCAACGAGGTGAACATCTCTTCAATGGCCATTTTCTAACATTCCTTGTCTTGGGTTACTTTCTTCTTAAGGATAAGTAACAGGAAAAAATGCAACTTCAATATCGCATGTCGTGTTCGGTGTTATAAAACTGATAACATCTTTTGCATAAACCGTTCGTTTAAATTCAATAGTTCCAACAACCAGTTCAGCACTTGCGGCAGCCAATGTACCTCCGGCAGGTATTGCCGCGGTTGTGGTTCGTGAGCACCAGCCCCATCCATTTGGTTGTACGCGAACATACATAATCCAAGTGGAATAATTTGCGGGTACAGTCACACTTTCAGCGGTACTTGCCGCAAGCGTAGCTGTATAAATATCGGTAGGGAACTGTGGCGCGTAAGCATTAAAGCCCTGTACGTCACGCCCAAAATTCAATAGCGTCGACATGAACATATCCTTATGTTTAAAAAACCCTTAAATTTCGACACATTCTAACATCATGTTTACAGTGTCAATCCATTATAACTTCATAAATATGTTATAGAACGTACCTGGCTGTGTCACGTTAAAAGGCAAACTTCCACCCGTAGCAGCAGTCAAAGCGCTTGTTCCAAGGTTTGAACCGCCCGAGGTGTAACCAACTCCTGTTCCTGATGTTAGAACAAAGGCTCCTGAGGTTGCCGCATGAGTATGACCTATCAGTTCAGATAATAATTGAGCGTGCGCATATTCGCCCTCTGTGGTTCCTGCAAGCGATGCTACGACAGTACCACTACCTGCTGCATAGCCGATAACCGTTCCAGCCAAAGCATTAGCAAAGGTAGTCGATAAAAAGAAGGCTGTAGAACCATTAAAGCCCGCAACATAATAAATAGTGTTTGCTCCAATTGTTGAGGGAAGTGATCCACCCGACACGTACACCGGCATGCCATTGAAATAATTAACCGTATTGGCTGCGGTTAACAATAAATTGCCTCCCGAGTTACTGGCGGTAAATGTTGTCGAATATGTTTTAATCTCAGCCACAGCCGGAACCGTTCCCAGCATAATCCTACCCATCATTTTTGTCAGAGTTAACGAATTGTTGGTGTTAAAATCGGCAATGGCAGTCGCCCCATAAGCAATTGATGAACCACTTGAATTAATCATCGGGCTGATAGGGTTTGATGATATTCCGGTATAAGGCTTGAAGAGATTCCAGATTAAACTATAAAGTGGCCATGTTTGCTGGGAATTTAAAGCAGTTGGCAGGTAAGTCGCCATGGAATTAGAGTTATAACCGATTGTTCCGTCATTCATTGGAACCCAACCAAAAGGATAGAATGAATTAATGCTTGTACGAATATCACCTGTACGCGGACTATTAATAACCGTGTCAACCTCATCATAAGTCTGAAAGTCAAAAGCGGGAACCGTATTGGATGTCAAATAGAGCGAAGGTTTTGTAAAATTAATTGTGCAGGGTGTGTTTAAAGGCATCTGAATCTGTAGGTAAAAGGCATCATCAGACGCGTTGGCCAAGGTTAATCCTGATGATGTTGGAAACACATCTGAAAGTGTATAAACCGCCCATGCTGTGGTCGTGGTTATTGTTCTTTCGCTGACTATAAAAGGCGCAGGGGATGTTGTTCCCGTTCCTGTAAACTGCAAAATCTGTAAGGTTATAACGCTCCCCGCACCAATTGTGCCGCCATTTTGGGCCTGCAATGAAACAGTGTAATTAAGGTTCGCTAAATTGTTTATGTGCAGGGCAATTGGAAATTGATAGCATTTCAATGTTTCAGCGCTTCCTGCCGAGGTACAGTTGTGGCTAATGTAATATTCAGGAGTATTGGTGGAATAAGGCTTTGTGATTACTAATTGATTATTTAAAGGAAATGGTGTGAAAGTACATGTTTCACTTGCTGTTATATTGTTTTTAACAAACTGAATATCTGGAAAACTAAATGTATCGTGCTGGCTTGGTGCTACAATTCCCGCATAGACCGTGGTTAATGTTCCAATGCTCACGGTTTGCACTGTCAGAAAAGGTGTAGACAATACAATGCTCAAGTTAGAAGGTGAGGTTAATGTATTGGGTTGAGCATTGCGCCAAAACCCGTTATTGACAATCAGATTATTAAACGCCGTTCCTGTGCCGGAACTTCCTCCGGTTGATGAAATAAAAGGAAAATTAGCCCGCGTTATCTCGTTGGTCTGCGCATAATTAACAATGGTTATGTAGTAAGGCTGCGATTGGGTTTCATCCAGTTCGCTGTACGGATAAAAAAACGGAATTGTATCGACACCATTAATATCACAAATAGTCCCAGCAGCGCTTAAAGTC